ACAATAAAGAATAAATACAATAAGAATGAATTAATAAGAATAAATAAAAAAGAATATATATATGTCATTTGGAATGAATTGGCAGAAGAACTTGGTTTATCAAAAATCAAAATGTTAACAGATAAACGTAAACGAAAAATTGATGTACTTTTAAAAAAATATACAATCGAAGAAATAGCTGAAGCTCTGGAAAAAATCAAAGAATCTGATTTTTTACAGGGGAAAACGAGTAACTGGCAAATGACATTTGATGACTTTATTGAAGAACGAAAGTTCATAAAATTACTGGAAGATGGGTATAAAAACAAAAACAACAATAAAAATAGTGACATAAAAACTGATAAATCCGGAAGAAAAAAAATTGATCTGACGGAAGAGGATGTAATGGATACTCTGAAAGGCTGGGGATTACAATGACATTAGAAGAATTTACCCAAGCTTTTGTAAAGTATCAGGAATATTATCCGGAGCCAGTAATGTCAAAAGAAATGAAAAGTATATATTTTTTAGGTTTGAAAGATCTGACAGTTGAGCAGCTTAACAGTGCATATGTTGAAATAATCCGGACAAGAAATTTTCAGAAAATGCCTAAAATTGCAGAAATAAGGGAAAATGCATTAGGAGAAACAAAGGAGCTAATGAATTTAAGAATGCAGATGGCGAGGGAAAAAATATTATTTGCAATCAGGAAATATGGAATCTATCAGAGTGTTGAATTTGATGATAAAGGAATTCATGCATTGATAGACAGTGCTGGAGGATGGCATAAGATATGCTCAATGGAACAAAGGGAATTTGAGGATTTGTTCAAATACAATAATTTTGAAAAAATTTATGGAGCATACTGGAAACTTCCACGAAATGTCAGTCAGAATTACCTGGGCCTTCATGATGATGGAAATGGAACAATGAAAATTAAATATATTGCAAATTCTGATATAGGAGTGAATGAACATCAAAATAGTTTGATCGGGAATACTCAAAAAATGATAGGAGAGCAAAAATGAAAGTGAAAAAACTGGAAGAGATTATAAAAGAAAACAAGCAGATGAATACAAGATTTAAGAAAATTGAAAAAATGGAAATTGAATTGCAGAAAGAAAAAGCGGAGCTAAAGGAGAAAATTGGAAAAAATATAAAAATTATTGAAAAAATGAAAAAGGCAAACTAATGAAAGTTAGATTGTACTTTAGGCAAGTGTGGGATAAAGATGGAAATTTACATGAGATTAAAACTACATCTGTAGAAGAATTAAGTAATTTCATGAAGAGAAATGGTGGGTCAATAAAAGGATACAACCAGGGGAGTAGAATGGTGCCTGAAAACAGATTGCAGCATTGTATTGACAATGTAAGCATTGAAGATATAATGACTTTGAAGAAAGAAGAGGAAACAGGATGAATGATAGAAAATATGTTGTATTAAATAGACCTTGCAGAATAAGAAAATTAGGAATGTTGAGTTTTTGGGGTAAATACACACAAGATAATCAAGAAAGAAGTTTCAGCGGATATACGGTTGATGTTGATGAATGCGAAAAATATACTTTGAAAGAATTGCAAGAGAGCAGATATGATTTTCCAAAATTTAGTAAAAAGGAATTTGATAAGAAAGAAAATTCAGATACTTGCTTTTATGCAACTATTGATAATTTGGAAAAAGCATTTATGACAAAAGCAAGAAAAACGATGATCTTATAGGAGGAAAATAGAATGGAGTACTTAGAAACTTTTGAGAAAAATGGAATAAAAATACACGGAAGAATAATTGGGAATAAAATATATATTGTTGCAAATGACTTAGGAAAAGCATTTGGTTATAAAAGCCCTAAGGACTTAGTTTCAAAAAATGTATCAAGAAAAAATATTTTGAAATTTCCAATCGTAGATGGGAGAAACGGAAATCAAATTAATATGATTAATGAGGCGGGAGCAAATGAAATACTATCTTCAAATTTGATGTTAAGTAGAAACGAAACGAAAAGAGAAGTTGCAGAACTGTGTGGGGAAGCATTTAGAAAACTCAAAGAAAAACGTGATTATCTGAAGTTGGAAAATGAGATATTGGAAGATAAAATGAATCTGTTTCAGAAAGCTGTAAAAAGGGTAAAAGAGTTATTTTTATGGCTTTAAAGATGATGAGCAGGGACAATCAAGAACTAATATACTGGTTTATTGACTGTTACGCTTACTACTTAGCAAATATTGAGATTGATGGATTGAACAGCAAGCAAAAGCCAAGAATTTCGGATTATTATAGATTTAAGTCGAAAGAAGGCTTAAAGAAAATATATATCCGAGCAACAGGAAGAAATTTAGAAGACTACGAACCGTTCAAAAGTTTAAGTGAAAAACTGGATAAAAGGATTATTTATGTTTTAGAGCAAAATTATACAAATAAATCTAAAGCAAAAATATTGCGGGAAGCCTTACTAAAATTTGTGGTTGAGGAAATGCAGTTGTTATTAATTAAATTGGAAGGCACATTCAGTTTAGCCTTGAAAATGGTTACAAATGATGAAGCTGTAAAGTTTACTAATTTCTTATTTGACTTTTTCATGGAAAATGAAATACCGATGTGGAATCAAATGCACACCTTGTACCGGAGTCAGAATAATAGAAAGTGGGTTTACTGGATGTTGCGGAAAAAGATTTGTGTAATTACTGGGAAACCGAATGCCCAGTTAGCTCATATTTCAAAATCAGCAGGAGCAATGGGAGGATATAAGTTCGATTCAGGTTTAGGAAATGCTTATTTACCGCTTTGTCCAGAATGGCATATTGGAGTAGATCATGGAGTAGGCGGAGGAAGAAAAAAACTAATGTCAAAACTTAGGGAAATCTACGTTGAGCCATTTGAAATAAAAACTGCAGAAGAGGTAAAGGAACTTAAAAAAGTTTATCCTGGGCATTTCAGGGCCTTTAAGGAAAAATAAAATTTCAATCGTTTTTCTGGTGTTAGCAAAACGATGGAAAGGAAAAGAATGAGACACTGAACAAAAGAAGAAATGACTTATTTGGAAGAAAAATGGGGAAAAATTTCAATGTCTGGCTTAAAAAAGAAATTAAACAGAAGTCAAGCATCTATAATGTGTAAAGCAAGAAAAATGAAACTTGGCAGATTTCTCTGGGCTGATGAATATTGGACATTTAATTTGTTATTAAAAGAGCTTGGAATAAATTCATACAGTTATAAACAAATAAGTTGGATTAAAAAAAGAAAATTTCCAGTAAAATTTAAAAAAGTAAATAAAAATGTCTGGCGAATAGTATACATTGAAGATTTTTGGAAATGGGCTGAAAAAAACAGGCATTTTATTAACTGGAGCAAAGTGAAAAAAGATGTTTTAGGAAAAGAACCTGAATGGCTTTTGGAAATAAGGAAAAATCAGTGTGAAGAAAGAAGAATGCTTAGAAAAACTCCATGGACAAAACAAGAAGATAAGGAGCTTAAAAGACTTACTGAAATGCATAAATATACATACATAGAATTGAGTGAAATTTTGCAAAGAAGTTCTGGAGCAATTCAAAGAAGATTGTTAGATCTTGAAATAAAAGCAAGACCAGTCAAGGCAGATAATCACATTAAATATACAAGCGAGGAAAAAGAAAATATACATCAGTCGATTTTAAATAACAGGACTTATGAACAGATTTCGAGAGAAATTGGGAAATCTACAAAAGCTATAAGAGGTTATATTTATAGAATTTATGGAAGTGAAAACTTAGACAAAGTGAGAAATAATATTCAGAAAGAGGTTTTAAAATGACAGCGAAAGAAATGCTTGTAAAAAAACTTGAAAAAATTTCGTTAACGCAAGGAATCTACAGATCGTTTAGTGATTTTTGTGCATTGAGTTCTGCTGCAATAAGTGCAAATTGTGGAAATAAAGAAATGGAAACAAGATATATGCATCTTATTAGGCAATATGATGAAGAGACTTTAAACGAATATATGGAATGTTTTGCATTGCTTGTTGCGACGATTGAAGAAGAACCTTTTAAAGATATACTTGGAGAACTTTATATGATTATGAGAATCTCTACTGGGAAAATGGGACAATTTTTCACAGCACAACATATTTCAGATATGTGTGCAAAAATAAGTCTCAGTAAGAGTGAAGTTATAAAAAAAGTATGTACGGAAGGGATTATTAAAATTTCTGAACCATGTGTAGGGGGTGGGAGTATGGTTCTAGGATTTGCAAAATCAGTTGCAGATATGGGACTGAATCCGCAGAAAATATTATTTTTTGAATGCAATGATATAGATCCTCTTTGTGTAAACATGTGTTATGTGCAGATGTCCCTGAATGGACTCAGGGCTTCAGTTACTAGAGGGAATGGTCTAAACGGTGAAATAATAGAAAAACATATAACTCCTGCAGTTTTAGAAAAAATTGAAAAATGTAATACTTTTTCAGCAGAAAAAATGGAATCAGGAAATAAAATTGAACAGATGAAATTTTTCTAAAAGGAGATTGATAATGACGGATAATGAAATACTTGAATTTAAAGAGATGCTTTTTAAGAAGTTTAGTAATGAAGATGTAAGATATATAGAATATAAGCTTCTTGAAGTTTTAAAGAAAAGGGAAAATGCTCTTGTAAAAATAGACAGGAACAATGATGAAAATTTACTGAGAATGTTTTTAATGACAAAAAAATCAGAAAATTTATCAGATAGGACATTGGAATACTATAAGACTACATTGGTTAATTTTGCAAAAGCTGTAAATAAAAGCTTTGTTGAAATGACGGACAATGATATAAAAATATATTTAGCAAAAAAACAATTTGAAGACAAAGTTACTCCAGTTACAGTCAATAACATTAGGAGAAACATAAGCAGCTTTTATTCTTGGATGCAGGAACAGGAAATTTTACTGAAAAATCCTTCAAAGAAAGTGAAAAAAGTCAAAGAACCAGTTAGAAGAAAAAAAGCAATAGATGATATTGACATTGAAATGATGAGAAATGCAATAATGAATCTAAAAAGTAGTAAAAATAAACATGGGAAAATTGGAGCAAAAAGAAATAGGGCAATATTTGAATTGTTGCTTTCAAGTGGAATAAGAATAGGTGGGCTTGTTAATTTAAAAACAAGTGATATAGATCTTGAAAATAGAACAGCTATAACAGTGGAAAAAGGGAACAAGGAAAGAATAATTTATTTTGATGCTTCCACTGAACTAGCACTAAGGGAATACTTAGAAATAAGACAGATAACAGAGAAAAGTGGGGACAAACTATTTCTGAGCACGATGCATCCGTATAAGCCTTTAGAAATTTCTGGAGCAGAAATTTTAATAAGAGATATTGGAAGAAGTTTAGGAATAGAAAAGATACATCCGCATAGGTTCAGAAGAACATTTGCAACAAGGGCATCAAAACGTGGCATGGCAATAGAGGACGTTCAAAGACTGATGGGACATAAAAAAATAGAAACAACACAAATTTATATTGATTCAGATGAAGAGAGTGCAAGAAATGCATACAAGAAAGTGATGGGATAAATTTGAGTCTACAAGGTAGAGTTAGGAAAATAGAAAAGAAAAAGGGAATGTACAAAAGAAGAAAAGAAAATATTATAAGATGCAAATTCAAAAAGCAAGAAAAGGAACTAAGTATTGAAGAAATGATTAAAAGAGCAATTTGATGTATAAATGGAATGGAGTGAAAAATAAATGACTTGTTATGAAGTTTTGAAAATAGTATCAGAAAAGGACAAAGATTGTTTAGAAAATGTGAAAAATGTTTTGAATGATGCATTAGTTGGAAGCAAATATTTTAAAGTCAAGGAAATAAAATTTTTATCAGACAGTATAAAAATAGAATTTGAAAATGAACTTAGCTATGAAGAAAGAGATACTGAAGATGGGAAAGTTAAAACAAGCTTTGATATTGAAAAATTAGGATTGAAAGGTAAGGAAATGGATAAAATGCTTTTTGAGAGTAAATATATTATGAATGCAATAAGCAGCATAAAAAAACAGATTTTAGAACAGGTAGAAATAAAATGAGAACAAAGGATGAGCTAAAAGAGAAAAGATATGAACTTGAAAAAAAGATAAAATACACTGAAATAAATAGCAAAGCGTGACATTATTTAAGAGGTCAATTCAATTTTTTGAACTGGCTTGAAGAAAAAGAGGAGGAATAAGAATGAAAAAAGAAACAGTTCTTGAAATAGAATTTATGCCTGTCTGGGATAATAAATGGGTATGGAGAGTTAAGAAAAATAAAATAATAGGTGGAAAAATAGAAGATAATGAAATAGAAACTTCTATCTATATTGATAGTAACAATTTTGCAAATATAGATTTAAACAAAGAAGATAGCTATTTAATAAATACTAATTGCTTAATTAACAAAGCAATGAAAGACAGATTAGAATACATAGTAGAAAAAGTCAATGAAAAATATGGGGTTAATAAAAGATGGCGGGCAGAAAATGAGGGTTGTTACTATTATATACATAGTGATTACTCTTTAACAGTTTTCGCTATAGACCATCGTTTTACAGATGACAATAATAGATATGAAGCAGGCAACTATTTTAGCACAGGAAAAGAGGCAAAAGAATATAAGGAATACATGAAACAGAAAAGCCTAGAATGGCATGAAAAGAGGTTAAAAAATGATAAATCTTAAAAGAGTTGATTCGGAGTATTTGAAAAATTTATACAAAAACTCAAATAAGATAAAAAATTCAAGAAAATACAAAAATATTAAATATTATTGTACAGAACCTATTATCGTAGAACGTGCTAAAGAAGTGTATGTAAGTAAAGAATGGTTCATAAACTCACATGATGAACTTATATATATAACAGAAAAAAATAGATATTTTAATTTAGGAATGTATAACAATAACGAGAGTTTTGTAAATGATATTTATATTATTGAAAGAAAGGAAAAAAATGAGTAGAGAAATTAAATATAGGGCTTGGCTCAAAAAAGAGAAAAAAATGGTTAATGTTTTTTTGATGTCTCTAACAGAAAAATGGATTGGTTATCAAATTTTTTATGAAGAAGAAAAAAAGAAAAAATTTGAATTTTCTGATTCTGAAAATTTTGAATTAATGCAATATACAAATTATAAAGATAGTAAAGGGAAAATGATATTTGAGGGAGATATACTATTATCTTCAAATGAGAATGGTACTTTCTTACAATTGATTGGCTTTGGAGACAGTCAAAGGGATTATGACTGTATGCTAAAAGGATTTAAAATTATTGACGGCTATACTCTTGAAAATGATGATTATGAAATTAGTGAATGTAAGTCATTAACACAGGAACTGATTGAAAAGAATAATATTCCGATTATTGAGAAGGAAAATATAATTATGGATGGTCAGTGGGTAATTGGAAATAAATATCAGAATCCTGAATTGATGGAATTAATAAAAAAATAGGAGTGAATTATGATTGAAATATTACATGGAGATGCATTTGAAAAAATAAAATTGCTAAAAGATAAAAGCATAGACTGCATAGTGACATCTCCGCCTTATTGGCGATTAAGAGATTATGAAAATGAAAAACAGCTGGGCCTTGAAGAAACACCAGAAGAATTTATAAATACTTTATGTGATTTCTTTGACAATTGTTGGAAAGTTTTAAAAAACACAGGAACATTATTTGTAAATCTAGGAGATAGTTATAGTAACAGCAACATGATAAGTACGATAGGAAGAAGAGGATTTTATAAGGGGGATAAACCTGATAAAATCTTGAAAAAAGAAAAATGTATTGCAAGGAAAAAATCATTAGTAGGAATACCAGCTATGTTTATGCTTGAAATGATAAAAAGAGGATGGATATTAAGAAATAAGATAATATATCAGAAATCAAATGTAATGCCAGAGAGTGTAACTGATAGATTTTCTAATGATTATGAAGAATTATTTTTCTTTGTAAAAAATGAAAA